CGATATAAACTACACGAAGATATTCCGTATTTTTCGGCTATGATTGTATCAATTTTGGCGTAATCTTCCGGGGTTAAAATCCCCTGCAACAGCATCTTTTTTGCCTGCATCATGGACGCAAGGTAGCTCTCCAGTTTGGCACGGTAGGCGTCATTCATGGGGGCAACGCTCCTCTCCGAAGCGAGCCGCAATGTAGCAGGGGTGGCAACAATACTTCCTGTTCTTATTTCCGTATGCTGAGAAAGACTTCCCGCAATAAGCACAAGTGAACTGATATATGGCCTTACGATTCACGCAGTCAAGGTGACTATTCCACCACAACGTCCGGCAAGCATCTGAGCAGAATTTTCTCGGTTTGTGTCCAGCAGCTATTTTTATTGGCTTTCCGCACAGCTTGCAGATGACGGTGTTCGTCATAGTATCACTGTCAAGGCCATTTCTACGGCAAAAGGAGCGCACCGTATTATCTGAAATATCAAGCTTTTGGCCGATTTTTATATAGCCATAGCCTTGATGACGCAAATCTGCAATGGTTTCTCGTTGTTCGTTTGTCATAGGTTGTCCTCCAGTCTGAGGACTTCCGCCCTCACTACCCAATGGAGGCAAAAACACCGTCTGGCCGAAAAGTCGAAGAAAAAATTGCTCATAACGCAGCCTCCAGTTGAAGGTAGAATTTTCTACTTCCACCATCCACAGGACAGAAAGGCCGTGTTTGAACGAAAAAAATAAGGCCCGGCAGGATTTTCTCCCGCCGAGCCTTGAAATGATGTCTCAGAGCTTTGCCGCATAGTCCAGTGAAATCCAGCCATTCTGGCCAGCCTGATAAGATTTGAGCAGGCCCCATTTGGTTGCTCCGGTGCCGATTGCTTCCCCGACAATTGTGAATACGCCCTTGCCTGTGAAGTGACCCACGGTTCCATAGTTGGTACCGGGTCCCTTTCGGATATTTAGGTCTGCAATGACGATTCTGACGCGATAAGGCGTTGCATCCGAGGGCATTGGGGCCGATGGCTGCGGCGTGCCTTCCAGCCGAGCGTTAATCTGCTCGGCGATATAGGGAAACTTGCTCTCCAGATACGGGCCGGGACAGGCGGTCGCGGCGAACCACTTGTGCATGGTGAGATTGCCGGATTTGTCGCCAGTGTAATTGATACGAGAGATGCCGTTGCGCTGGCAGATGTCAACGCACAAATTGATGAGCTTGGCGAGCGCCGTATCGCTGACGTGCCAGTCCTCGCCGACTTCGTCGTTAGCAACCTCAATGGTGACCGCGCGGTTGTCGTTGGCGCTGTTGGAACTGCACCAGCTTCGGTTCTCCTCCTCCACATACATCCCGACGCGGCCATCCGTGCCGATGCTATAATTGGCGCTGGCCCTGACGGTTGGCTGACGCAAATACGGAGCCGCACTGCTCCACAGTCAGGTTGCCCGCCATGTGATGAATGGTGATCTTGTCGATGGCGTGATTTCTCGGCTTGCTGCAGTTTGGACTGAGCTGCGTGTAATTTACCAGTTTGCTGTTACTCATATTATTTTTCCTCCTTGTCGCTGTGGTCCTTTAGCTGTTCCAGCACGTCTTTGAGCTTCTGCGGAACAGGCAGCCCAATAATGGCTGAGTTTTCAAGAATGCTGACCCCTTCGTTGGAAAGATAGAAAAAGATGACGGCCGTGCGGATAGCGCTGCCGTTGCCGATGATCTGTGCGTCGACGATGTTCGCCATGCCAACGAGAATAAAAATGAGCACCTTTTTGCAGATGCCCTTGAATCCAACCTCGCTCGAAACCTTTTTCTGAATCGTCGCCACCATCACGCCCGTGATATAGTCGAGGATCACGAAGGCGAGCAGCGCATACAGAAAGCCGTCCATTCCTCCGAGAAACCAGCCGAGCATCCCGCCAATGGCTGAAAACGCCACCTGAATTCCAGTCCAGATTTCCTTCATTTTCATTTACCTCCTTGTTCTCTTGCGTATGGAAAAAAGCGGCCGCCCGTATGGACGACCGCTCAAAAGAGATTAACCGTTCAGAGAAGCTTTGACTTTAAAAGCTGTCCATTCGCGGTGCTGGTCCGGGTCCATCAGGTCGATGATTGAGTAAACAATGTTGCCACGGATTAGCCTGCAGGAAGCGGTAATCAGCGGATTATACCTCAAGACAACATTCGCCGCGTCAATAACCTGGACAGACTGGGCAATCCACGCTTCGGAACCACCTAAAGGATACCACTTGCACCGCAGATAGCGGGGCGGATCCGTGGAAAGCGTGTTGCCAAGGTCAATCCAGCTTGTTGTCTGATGAATGCCTGTACCGGTGACCACTTTCCTCTGGATGCGGATTATGGTCCGTAACTCGCTGATATGCATTTTGTATCTCATGGCAGACACTCCTAAAACGCGTCTTTGCGGATGCCAAAAAGGAGAGCGCGGAGCATGGAAGTCAATTCTCCAAAATCCGCGTTCTCCCGGTTTTCGTACAGATAGGCCACCGCGTAAAGTTCCGCAATCCGCGCGGTCTCTTTTGAAGCGAGAAGCTCCGTTTCATCTACACGCGCAATGTCCATACACAACTTCTCTGCTGTTTCAATAAACCCTGTTATCACAGAGTCCTCATCCGCAGAGTCAATGTGCAGATAAAGTTTTGCTTCATCCAGTGTAATCAGCATCGGTTTACGCCCCCGCGCCTTTGATGGCAAGTGCTTTGACCGCCTCCGGCAGGATGAGCTTGCCGTCGACGCGTTCGCTGGCGAGGAAGCCGATCTGGCCGTTCGGAGCGTAGAGCTCGTTCAGTCGCTTGAAGCTGCGGCCCTGCCTGTCGGCAATCCAGTAGTAGGAGAAATCGCCGAATGCAATGACTTTGTTGCCCGCCGCGATATCCGGCGCGAAGACGCTGGTGTAATATGGACGATTCAGGATCATGTCGGACTGCCCGAGCTGCACGGACGGCTGCCAGATATAGTTGCCGTTGTTGTCCTTGAGCTTGCGAAGCGCCTTGACTGTGGTGTCGTTCAGAATCCAAACGGCCTTATTGCGGTAGACATTGCGGAGCGAGTGGTACAGGTCCATGACGTCGTCGAAGGTAATAGCCGTGCCGGTCGTGGTGACCGCGCTCTCGGCGGACGTAAACACGCCGGTCGGCTTATTCTTGCCGTCGCCCACGATGAACGCGTCTTCTTCCTTGGTACCGACGCGGCGGGCAAACTCGGCGGCGATATAGCTTTCGAGATCGAACACGCTGTCGTTGATGAGCTCCTCGGAAACCTTGATGGCGGTGCCCAGCTTGTACGCGCTGATGGTAACCTGACCGAAGGTGTCATCGCTCTCCGGATACAGACCGCCCTCGTCCATCCATGCTGCCTCGCCGTGACCGGTGACGACGGGAATCTTGCGCTCGCTGCTGGAGGTCTGGATGATCGTGGCGAGGGTGCGGAAAAAGTTCTGGTCCTGCAGCGCCTGAATGAGCGTCTTTTCAAACTCGTCCGGGACAAGGTAGCCGCCCTCGGTATCCGTGCCAACAGCAAGGGCGTCGGTCACGTCGTAGTAGTTCTTTTTGCGGATGCTGTCCCAGAACGCCTTCTTGTAGGCATCGGAAGCGCGTCCGGTTTTCTCCTTGCCCGCGTGATTGCCCGGCAGGTTGGTGAGCGGAGAAGAAGTCGGCTTTGCAAGCTCCGCGTCAATGGCGGTCTGCTTTTCCAGACGTTCGATCTCCTTGCCGAGGTTCACCACATTGGCTTCCATTTTGTCATAGGTTGCGGAATCCTCGGCGGAGATCAGGCCGTCCGCGCCGCGCTTGGTATCGAGAAACGCTTTCGCCGTTTCCCACGCCTTCGCTCTCTTTTCTCTGAGTTCAAGAATCTGATTCATAAGTAAATCCTCCTTAAATTAGTGAGCCAACAGGCTCAGCCGTTTATCGAGTTGCAAAATAGGTACCTTTGGAGCCGTCTGCTTTTCCGGCTTCTTCGGAATGAGCTTGGAGAGCAGCGAATTGGTGATCGCCGCACGGGAGAACAGCATGGCCTCCATGTCGTCCGACGCTTCTTCCTGCTCTTCCGGCGAGAACAGAATCTCGTCGGCGAAATGCAGCTCCACGGCCTTCTTGGCGTTGAACCACGATTCCGCGTCCATGAAATGCGAGATTACCGTACGGGAGAGGCCCGTCTTGATCTCGTAGGCATTCATGATGCTTTCCTTGACCTCCGCAAGCATGTCGATGGCTTTCTGCATTTCCTCCTGGTCGCCGATAGCCACGGTCGCCGGATTGTGGATCATCAGCATGGCGACCGGAGACATGCAAACTTTTGTGCCCGCCATTGCGATGACGGAAGCGGCCGAAGCGGCAAGCCCGTCGATCTTCACCGTGACGTTTCCCCTGTAATCCATGAGCAGGTTGTAGATCTGCGCCGCCGCGAACACATCGCCGCCCGGCGAGTTGATCCAGAGCGTGATGTCGCCGGACCCGGCTTTCAGTTCGTCTTTGAACCTCTGCGGGGTGACTTCATCGCCGTACCAGGTCTCGTCGCTGATCTCACCGCTTAAGTAGAGCGTGCGTTCACTGCCGAACTCATCAGCGCCGTCGTTCTTCACCCAGTTCCAGAACTTTCTTTTCACGTGTTTTTACCTCCCTGACCCGGCTTGTCGCCGCCCGCAGGCGCGGACGCTGCGAAGATTCCGGCGTCTTTCAATTTGGTCATGTTGCCATTGATAAGATATAGGTCGCCGCCTTCCTCAGCCGGGATGGGATTCAGATCTTCCAACTCCCGGATGTCGTTGGCGGAGAGCCAGCCGTTCTGCCTGCCCGTGGCGTAGCCGTTCATGCGGCTCTGGTAATCGCCGCGCAGCAGCCCGTCCACGTTCAGCTTGATGAAGAATTGCTGCTTTTCCGCAGGTGTGAGGAGAGAGCGCATCAGCGCCTGCTCCCAGCGGATTACCCACGGGTCGAGCGTGTATTTTACGAACTCCAGAGACTGCTGCTCAATGTTGGAAAAGCTGGATTTTTCAAGATCGCCCACCATGTGAGGCGGGATGCGGTAAAGCCGCGCAATTTCGTCGATCTGAAATTTTCTTGTTTCCAGAAACTGCGCTTCCTCCGGAGAGATGGAGATCGGCGTGTATTTCATGCCTTCCTCCAGAACCGCAATCTTGTGGGCGTTACCGGAGCCGCGATAGACCTCGTTCCACGAGTCGCGCACTTTGGCCGGGTCCTTCAAAACGCCCGGATGCTCCAGTACGCCACTGGGGTTGGCCCCGTTGGCAAAAAAGCTGGCACCGTATTCATCGCAGGCCAGCGCCATGCCGACCGCGTTTTTCGCCATTGCAATCGGCGAGTAGCCGACAAGACCGTCAAAGCCCAGCCCCGGAATATGCAGCACGTCGTACCGGGAAAGGCGAATTTGACCATATTGCTTCACGTTCGGGTTTTCATCGCTGCTTTTCGTGTAGAGGTAGTAAAGCTCGCTGTGTTCATCCCGGTCGACCCGCATCTTGTCGGGCAGTAGCGGATAAAGCGCCACGACCCGGCCAGCCCCATCCCGGATGATCTGCGCGTAGGCATTGCCCCAGATAAGCAGATGGCTCATGAGGGTTTCGCGGAATACGAACGAGGTCATTTCCGGATTCGGCTCATCGTGGAGAATGTGATAGAGCGGATGGTCGTAGACACGCTCCTTGCCCGCAGTCTTGTAGCGGTAAATATTGAGCGGCAGGGACGCGATGGCTTCTGACAGGATGCGGACACAGGAATAAACCGCTGTGGTCTGCATCGCCGTAAACTCATTCACGCTCTTGCCGCTCGTAGTAGGACCGAACAGAAACCGGTAATCCGTCCCGGTGTAATAGTCCTTGGGCTTATCCCGCGCCCTGCCAAAGTGAAAAAACTTTTTGATTCCCATATCCGTCCTCCTGCAAAATGGCATGAAAAAAGCACCTCCGGGGAGATGCTTCGGTTAAAAGGAAAGGATGCCGCGCTCATCGTAAACCGAGCTGCCGCTTGTAATTCCCACACGCTGCGCCCGGTCGAGCGCCATGATCGTGGCTACCGCGCCGTCGATCTTCTCCGTTGATTTTTCCTTGTCCGGTTTGATGTTCCCGGCCGGGTCCGTGCGGATGAAGATGTTATCCATCATCCAGCGGAGCACCGGGTGGCCGCCGTGCGCGAGCTGCCCAGCCAGCGTCAGCCGCATGAGCTCCTTGGTCGGCGGCGACATATCTTTGAAGCCCTGCCCGAAGGGAACGACAGTGAAGCCGAGGCCCTCAAGATTCTGAACCATCTGCGTCGCGCCCCAGCGGTCAAAGGCGATCTCTCGGATATTGTAGCGGGTGCCGAGTTCTTCAATAAAGCTCTCAATGAAGCCGTAGTGGACTACGTTGCCTTCGGTCGTCTGCAGATACCCTTGCTTTTTCCAGAGATCATAGTTGACATGATCCCGTTTGACGCGGAGATCCACGTTTTCCTCCGGTATCCAGAAGAACGGCAGGATGCTGTATTTGTCTTCTTCATCCTCCGGAGGAAACACCAGTACAAAGGCCGTGATATCCGTGGTGGAGGAAAGGTCCAGCCCGCCATAGCAGACGCGGCCCTCCAGCGACTTTGGGTCGACCGGGAAGGCGCAGGCGTCCCATTTCTCCATCGGCATCCAGCGTACCGCCTGCTTGACCCACTGGTTCAGGCGAAGCTGACGGAAGGCGTTCTCCTCGGCGGGATTCTGCCGGGCCGATTCACAGGCATCGCGCACTTTATCAATACCGACCGTGATGCCGAGCGACGGGTTTGCCTTTTTCCAGACCTTCGGGTCCGTCCAGTCATCGTTTTGGTCGGCTCCATAAATAACCGGATAAAAGGTAGCGTCGTGCTTTCGGCCCTCCAGAATATCCTTTGCCTTTTCATGGACCTCCCAGCAGATGCTGTTTTGATTGTCCCCGGCCGTGGTGATGAGAAAATACAGCGGCTGCATACGAGCATCACCGCTGCCTTTGGTCATGACATCGTAAAGCTTCCGGTTCGGCTGGGTGTGAAGCTCGTCGAAAATAACGCCGTGGGTATTGAAGCCGTGCTTGTTTGCCACATCGGCGGAGAGCACCTGATAAAAGCTGCTGGTTGGCTGATAGACGAGACGCTTCTTGGAGTCGAGGATTTTCACCCGCTTTGAGAGCGCCGGACACATGCGAACCATATCGGCGGCGACATTAAAAACGATGGACGCCTGATTGTGATCGGCGGCGCAGCCGTAGACCTCGGCGCGTTCTTCACCGTCGCCGCAGGTGAGCAGCAGCGCGATGGCGGCAGCCAGCTCGCTTTTGCCCATTTTCTTCGGGATTTCCACATAGGCGGTGTTGAATTGGCGGTAGCCATTGGGCTTTAGAACACCGAACACATCCCGGACGATCTGTTCCTGCCAGTCGATGAGCTCAAAAGGCTCCCGGTACCACTGGCCTTTTGTATGCCGCAGGCTTTCAATGAAGCTGACGGCATAATCGGCGGAGTCCTTGTCGTAGGAGGAATCCTTCGCCATGAACTTGGTCGGTTTGTATTTCTTGAGCTTTCGTATATGCCGTCGCCTCCTTCGTCCTCGCAAACTTCATATCCTCTCCCCAAAAGGCAGATTGCCTTTCGGGGTACCCCTTTAGGACATGAAAAAAGACTGCCGAAGCAGTCCATCTGAAATCTATTAACAACGAGAGACAAGGCCTTCCGGCCCAGGCTCCCCGCTGCGTTCAGTTGTAATCCTTCATCAGTATGGCAAGCGCGGTCGAGGTGTTTTCGTCGGCGGGCTTGATGTCCCAGCCGCGATCATAATAGCAAACCGTCTTGCCATCCCGCTTCAGCGTCAGCTTGGAAATACGGCCCTCGTCAATGCCGTACTGTGAACCCTCGTCGTAGTGCTTGACCCAGTAATGAAAAATGTCCCGGCCGAGCTTGATATTTCCTTCTGACCACATGGCTGCCGTCTCCTCAAAATTTTCTGATCGTCGCGTTGTCGTCGGCGTCGAAGCACACGGTGTAGCGGACCTCGCTGCCGTCCGGCTTTCGGGCGATCACCCGAACGTCGCCCTCAAAGGCTCTGTAGCAGCGGTTGATTCTCTCGCCCTTGGGAAGTTGGCTCTGGATTTGCTTCATCTGTTTTTCGGTCATTGTGGTGTACCCCTTTCGTTTTGGTATGTACATATATCACTCTGAAGCCCCGTAATAGCAAGCGATTCAGGCGATATATAGTACACAAACCTTGGCGGGAAAAAGTGTGCATTACTCACCGGTCAGAATGAAGCGGGCGTATTCCTTTTTGTGTTTCTCTAAAAAGAGAACCAGTTCATAGTAGCCGCGATCGTATGCCATACGCTGGACGCGGGTAATATCGAACATATTTGTTTCGCCGGTGTCGCGGATAGCGAGAATCTGTTCCTTGACCTTTTCAGTCACGGCAGTCACCGAGCTTTCTGCAGACGTCGACACCGTAGACTACGTTTAGGCCGGAGCCGTTGTCCCAGTTCACCAGAATGGAGCCGGTATCGTCGACTCCGTACACGGTACCCTTGGTGCCGATGGGCGGAGCCTGCACGTCATCCATCCGCACAAGCTCCACGCGTGTCCCGACCGGGTAGGTTTCCCGGAGTTGCGTCAGCAGCTTTTCATTTATCAGCATCGGAAGCGCCTCCCTTGAAAGCGGAAGAGCCGGTCAGATTCTTCAGCAAAATTTTCCGGTCGGCCTTGTACTCGGCCCCGATGAAGCCCAGCCGCAGGAGGAAACAGCGGAAAGCGTATTTTTCGTTGTCGACCGTCTTGTCCTTGGCGGTAAACCGTTTCTGGGTTTTGGCCATGCCGCAGAGTTTACCGATGAACTTGGCGTAGGCGCTGATTTCTTCCGGTGCCGGGAAGCCCGCGAACCAAGGAAAGGAAATCTTGTCGTTCTCGACCGTAATCGTCAGGGTTTCCGCACCCAGCGCCTTCTTGATGAGCGTCGCTTTGCTTTCGACCAGATGCTGCAGGTTAGCGATGGCCTCGTCGGTGAAGCCGTCCTTCGGCATCGAAATCGTGAGGCTCTCCGGCGCGTCGACATCTTCGGCGGGAGCAGTTTCTTCGACCGCGGATTCCGTGGCGTCGTCGGCAGCGGTGAAGCCGTCCGCGATCAGGTTGTGGGCAATGCGCTCGGCCTTGGCGCTGTCCTCACAGATGAGAGCGCCTTCCTTGTCGACCGTAATATCACCGATTTCGTAGGCGCAGGTCGGCATCTTCATGTATACCGGCTTGACCCGCAGGATTGCCCCGATTGCCTTGACCAGTTCCTTGCGCTGTTCGCCTGTTACGTTGTAGTTGATTTTCATTGGGTTTGGCCACCTTTCTTTATTTTGGTAGTCATATACATCACTCTAAAGCTGTGGAATAGCAAGCGATACGTGAAATAAAAATGACATTCTGCATAATGAACAAGCCGCCGGGAATCCCAGCGGCTTTATATGTGCTTATCTTAAATCGGCAGGAACGAGAACTTTTACAGGTATGCCGAGCTTTTTACAGTTGTCAATTACAAACTTTGTGCCGTGCGATCTGCCGTCCCAGAATGCCAAGACGAGGTCGCTGTGCTTGATGATGGTTATATTTCTTCTGAGCGGAGCGCCTCTGCCGTACTTGTCGTATTCTGGAAAGAACTCAGTCAGCTTGATTCCGTTCGCCAGCGCGTACTCTCTCGCCGACGTATCCACACCCCGCGCACCACCTGAAACGATCTCCGTAACGCCCTCCGGCAGGTATTTTCTCAGGTTGGGAACGGACAACCCGCGTGACCCGATAACAGCTACCTTCATACGTCCGCTCCCGTTTCGCCGTCTATGTATGCCGCCCACTTAACGTAAGCCTTCAGTTCCGGAACTATAAGAATGCCGTCCTTACATCCACGTTGGCGGATAAGTAAGCAGCGAAAAGTCGCTCCTTCGCCACAAAGCGCAGCATTCTCCTCAATAAACTGCCTGTCCGCCAGCATGTCCGTGATAAAATTCTCATACTCGATACCGCTCAGGCTTATTGTTTTTACAACTTCATAGGCTGTTTCCTCTTCGGGCCTATGAGGACACCTTAAATCTTCGATGCGTCGCGGCTTATAGATAAAAAGTGCTTTGCCTTTCTCTTGCATTTCTGGTCACCTCCAAAATATTGTGTACTTAATTTAAGTACATCCACCACATTGTACCATAAGAATTACTTAAAATGAACTCATAATATCTTATATTAAGTACAAATTAAAGCGGGGTGATTTTATGGATATATCCAAGAAGGAGAAAGACAAGCATCTTGGGCTTCGTATCGACAACGAGCTACACTATAAGCTGCATTACATTTCACAGTACGAGGGGCGTTCGGCGAATGGACAGGTCATATACCTGATTCGCCAGTACATCGACCGGTTTGAAAATGAGCATGGTATTATAGAGGTACCGGAGGAAAAATAATTCAGCACATGGGCGTGGCTTATACCGCGCCTTTGTTTTTTGCGCCTATTTCCTCGTAGGCAGCCTTCAACCCATTCCGCAAAAGAAATACATCGTCCGCATCCCCCTTTGTCTCGATATACCGTTTTACAATGACATCGCAGTATTTCTCGTCGAGTTCGATGGTATAGCAGATGCGGTTCGTCTGTTCGCAGGCGATGAGCGTGGAACCGCTGCCGCCGAAGGGATCGAGCACAATGCAGTTCGACATGCTGGAGTTGAGAATCGCATAGGCCAGCATAGTGACCGGCTTCATAGTCGGGTGGTCTGCATTCTTTTTCGGCTTATCGAATTCCCAGATGGTGGATTGCTTCCGGTCGGAGTACCATTCATGCTTTCCGGCCTTCTTCCAGCCAAACAGGATCGGCTCGTGCTGCCACTGATAGGGCGAGCGGCCGAGGACCAGAGACTGCTTTTTCCAGATGCAGGTGCCGGACAAATAAAAACCGGCATCCGAAAAGGCCCTTCGAAAATTCAGCCCTTCGGTGTCGGCATGGAATACATAGATGGAAGCGTCCTGCGCCATTGCCTTTTCTGTATTGGTGAAGGCGTCGAACAGAAACTGATAGAACTTGTCGTCCGCCATGTTGTCGTTCTGAATTTTCCCGGCGCTGCCTTCGTAATTCACATTGTAGGGCGGGTCGGTCACCGTGAGGTTGGCGAGCTTTCCGTCCATCAGCAGGGCGAAGGTGTCCGCCTTGGTGCTGTCGCCGCAGACGAGGCGGTGATTGCCGAGGAGCCACAGGTCGCCGGGCTTTGTGACGGCGGGCTTCTTCAGTTCCTCATCAACGTTAAAGTCGTCCTCTTTCACGTTCTCCGCCGCGCCGGAGAGCTTGTTCAGCTCCGCGTCGGTAAAGCCGAGCAGAGAGACGTCGAAGGCGTCCGCCTGCAGGTCGGACAGTTCAACCGCCAGCATTTGCTCATCCCAGCCCGCGTTCATGGCGAGGCGGTTGTCCGCGAGGATGTAGGCGCGTTTCTGCGCTTCGGTCAAATTCTCTGCAAACACGCAGGGAACCGTTTTATAGCCTTCCTCTTTGGCGGCGGCCACACGGCCATGCCCGGCAATGATGTTGTAGTCGCTGTCAATGATTACGGGGGAGACAAAGCCGAACTCCCGGAGACTGGACCGAAGCTGAGCGATCTGTTCTTTGCTGTGGGTGCGGGCATTGCGGGCATAAGGCACCAGCTTGTCGATGTCCACTTTTTCAAAGCGTTCTGTATTCGCCATTGGTTATTTTCCTTTCCGCGCCGTGAGCAGGCGCTCCATCAGGTCGTCCTGCGGATTGTCGCCGCTGTAACCGGCAGCGCAGTTTTCCTTTACGATCTGAAAAATCTCGGCCCAGTCCGCGCGGGTTTGGCATTTGAAGCTGTTTGCCATCGTGACATAGGGCGAGGCGATGGCGTTGCCGGTGGTCGGATGCTTGGCGAGAAAACCGTATTCCGTGATGGCCTCCTCACACTGAATCCAGCGGGCGGCGCTCATGGCGTAGCGTTCGATGGTATCTGGAGGAACGAGATGCGCACAGCCCCGGTCCGACAGCCACTGCCAGACGGATTTGAAAATCTCGGCTGCGGGCAGAGCCTTGCCATTTTTCTGGACCGCCGAGAGCATTTCTTTTGGCTCCGGCATATCCTGACCGCGCAGGTCCGCAGCGTTTTTGAATTCCATAACGGTGAGTGGTCGCTTGCCTGGATTGCCGTCCGCAATTTTATCCGCCAGCGGCTTCCGTTTTGCCCCGGCCCCGGCTCTTACGCCGCCACGGTTTGTACCATCTTTGGCCATGCCGCGATTCTTCCTTCCTTGGCGGGGGTCAATACCCCGTTTGATTTCGCGTTTTAGCGAACGTGACCCCACGGCCGCTTCCCAGCGCGAATGGCGTAGAGATTTTGACCGCCCCTACCGGTCATGCCAACGGTCACCCATCTTTGCAGTGATCCTTGAATGGCATTCATGGCATAAGGCTTCGAGGTTACTGTCGATGTGGGTTCCGCCGCGTGAGAGCGGCAGGCGGTGATGCACCTCGGTCGCGGGCGTGTAGACGCCATGCTTCAGGCATTCCTCGCAGAGAGGATGGGTGGCAATGTATCTGTCGCGGATGCGTTTCCACGCTCGGCCGTACCGCTTCTTCTCAGCGGGATCGCGTTCGTACCGTTCGTACTGCTTGTCGACTAGCTTCTGGTGTTCCTCACAGTAACGGCCGGGCACCAGCTTCGGGCAGCCGGGATAGCGGCAGGGCGTCAAAGGTTTGTGCGGCATGGCTGCCTCCTTTCCGGGCAAAACAAAAGTCCCCACGGGTTTGGCCCCGTGAAGACTTCGTCGTTTTACAACTTTCTATGCTACCAGTATATACTGGCCGGATGGAAAAGTCGTCCGCGATATTACTCACCGCTTGCCATAGAGCAAGGTGGACAGCCGGTCGAGCGCGCGGTTCTTCTTGTTGTACGCGGAGGACCGCTCAATGTGAAAATGCTCGCAGATGTTGTAAACCGCGTTGATCTGCTTTCCCTCGTCACACATATAGAATTCCCGCAGCACAAACTGCTCGTCCTCGGTTAGGTCATCCCACGCCGGTTGGAACCACGCCATGTACTCCAGTGCCTGCCGGTAGCGTTCCTTCAGAACATCGATCTCCTCGATGCCGTTCAGAATGCGCTGCTCACCGGCCTGCGGATTGTGGATGTGGGGCATTCCGTCAAAGTTGGGGCTGCGGACGCTCTGCATCTCTTCGTGCTCCGCCCGGATGTCGTCGTCCGTGTGTTCCAGAATGAATTGCATGCTGCCGTAGTCCTTGAGGGCATCCAAAGCGGCAGCCCGTTTATTCAGGTATTTCCATGCTATCTGCATAGCCGCACCTCCGTAATGATAAATTGGAATCCACTCGGATTGGCACGGATTGTCGAAGATTGTCGTCAGATTTTCAGGTCCGCCTTTACGGCGTTGATGAGGGCCGCCTGCGTGCTGTCCTTCTGCGAGAGGGCTTTCAGAATGCGGCCGTCTATGGTGCCTTTTGTAAGGATGTGCTGGATCACAACGGTGTCGGCAGTCTGGCCCTGTCTCCACAGACGGGCGTTGGTTTGCTGGTACAGCTCCAGCGACCAGGTCAGCCCGAACCAGATGAGTGTGGAGCCGCCGCTTTGCAGATTCAGCCCGTGTCCGGCCGAGGCGGGATGCACAAGGGCTACAGGCAACTCGCCGTTGTTCCACCTCTGGATGCTGTCGGACGTGTCGAGACAGGAGAACGGAATATGGAGTTTATGCAGGCGTTCGGAAATTCTGGCAAGATCATGTTTGAACCAGTAGGCCACCAGCACAGGCTTGCCGTTTGCCGCTTCGATCAAGTCCTCCAGCGCGTCCAGCTTCCGGTCATGGATGTGAACGACGTCGCCGGTGTCGGAGTAAACAGCGCCGTTGGCCATCTGGCACAGCTTCCCGGAGAGGGATGCCGCGTTTGCGGCTGTGATGTCGCCGCCCGGAAGCTGCAGCACCAGATCTTCTTTCAGGTCGTCGTACCGTTGCTGTTCTTCATCGGAGAGGTGGACTTCATACTCGGCGCTAACCAGTTCCGGCATCTTCAGGTGATCCGTCGATTTCATGGAGATCGTGATATCCGAAATGCGGTGGTAGATTTCAGCCTCCGCACCCGGCAGCGGCTTGTAGGAATAAATGATCTGGCCATTTCGTTTATCCGGCATAAAGTAGTTAGTGCGATACTGCCCGATGAATCGGCCAAGGCGCTGGCCCATGTCCAGCAGCCGGAACTCGGCCCACAAGTCCATCAGGCCATTCGCGGAAGGTGTACCGGTCAGCCCCACGATGCGCTTAACCTTAGGGCGGACCTTCATTAACGCCCGGAAACGTTTTGCCTGATAGCTTTTGAAGGACGACAGCTCATCGACCACCACGGTATCAAAATCGAACGGGACGCCGCTGTCCTCAATGAGCCACTGGACGTTCTCTCGGTTGATAATGCAGATGTCCGTCTGCTGCAGAAGCGCTGCTTTGCGTTCTGTCTCGGTTCCAACCGCCACCGCGTAGGTCAACAGCGACAGATGGTCCCATTTCTGAAGCTCGGACGGCCAGGTATCGCGGGCCACGCGGAGAGGCGCGATCACCAGAACGCGGTGAGCTTCAAAGCTGTCAAACAGCAGGTCGTTCAGGGCGGTTAGCGTGATGCTCGTCTTACTCAGCCGAGGCCCATATCGAGAAGAACAGCAGAAATAGGATGGTTTTCGATATAATTGATAGCATATCTCTGATACTCATGTGGTATGAACTTCATTCGGCATCACCTCCTTCAATTTCGTTGATAAACCACCGCAACTCGGCGTGGTGCTTTGCATGGGCACTCTGGGAAGGGAAAACAACTATATTCTCAGGTGAGTTGTTTCTTTTGTTGCCGTCCCTGTGGTGGACGACTTCACCCGCCAAAAGCGGCCTGCCCAGTATCTGCTCTGCAATAACTCTGTGAGCGGGCTTACCATATATTTTTGAGTAACCGTCGCATTTGCCTTTTCCAAGATGTGAGGCTCTCAGCTTTTTTCTGACCGCTGGTGTCATTCTTGTCGGATTCCTGCTTTTTGCTAAAGCAGAGAAATTGGCTGCCATATTTGTGTAATTCTTTAATTCCGCATATCCGGCTGGGTTTTTGCTCTTATTGCTAAAATCTGCAAGACACTGACGAGAACAAAAAGCGTGTTTTTTCCCTTTCATGTAACATTCCAGCCGTCTAAATTCTTTTCCACACCAGTCGCATCTATAGGTTCTCATAATCGGGCATCACATCCAATTTCTGTAAGCATTTTTGTAATCTGACCAGTATCGTCAAGCACATAAACTCTGAAGCCCAGTTTCCGAAGCATCCGGTGTCTGGCCTCCTGCAGCGGACGCGGCACTTTGCCGGGAGCCTTGACTTCCACAAAGGCCATGCGGCCTCCGGGGAGAAGCACAATCCGGTCCGGCATGCCATCATAACCCGGAGACACAAACTTCGGCGCGATGCCGCCCAGCATTTTTGCCGCCTGTGTTAATTTTGCTTCGATCTGTTTCTCTTGCATTTTCAGGTCCTCCATCAGAAATTTTAAGAGGGGGGTGTTGACCTCGACGACCTCGCCACATAAACTTTTTCTTATACAATTTTTTATGTTCCTAAGAAAAGTTCCAGTAATAGAGGTCGTCGAGGTCAACATTTGCTTCTATTTCAGAAATTCATCGAAGTCACCATCGTCTGTTTTCAGCCGCAATCCAATAAAGAATCGCTTGCCTCTTGGATTGATTCGCTTAAAGCCCGCGTTCTCCAACGCAAAGTAGAAATCTGCGGTGCTGCGGACATACTCGTTTGTGTCAATGCTGTAATTACGGTATGCCTGATACAACGACCCGGAGCCTTCCCTGTAGCTGGGATCAAGATCACATTTGTCCTCAAGAAAATGACCAAACCAGTCGTTCTGCGCCCGGTACTCATCGATGGCTTTCCGCACGCATGCCGGAATCGGGATCTGGTAATTCAGCGCGATAACCTTCTGGGCACCTTCGATGATCCAAGTGAGGATGCTTTCACCGGCGTTGTTGTAAAGATACTCGCCGTAATTCTTGATGTCGCTGGTGCCTTCGATCTTGGCGTCGAACGGGATGACGATCAGCCTGCGCCAGATACCGTCATCGGAAGCGCTGACTTTCGGCAGATGGTTGGTGTAGAGCACCAATGTATGGCAGGGCGTGAAGCTGAATGGGTCCTTGTATTTTTTCTCAGCAAATACGTCATCGGTGGAGCAGAGCTGCTTGACGGTTGAATCATTGAGCCTCGCACCTTCCTGCATCTCGGCCGCGATCAGCAGGCGTTTCCCTTTGACCTCCGCCATTTCCGGCTTGATATTCCTTCGGCAGCCGACCGTCAGAGTGTCGGCGGAGATGTTTCCGCTGTAGAGCCCCAGCACACGGGAAACCGCGTTCCAGAAGGTCGACTTGCCGTTTCGACCGCAGCCGTAGGATATGATGAGCGCTTCCACAAAGACCTTCCCGATGGCGGCCAGTCCACAGATCATTTGGACATAATCGATGAGCTCCTGATTCTTGCAGAAGATTAGGTTCAGGCTATCCTGCCAGAGCTGTTCGCCTTTGTTGCTGGGTGAAACGGACGTGATCTTGGTGATATAGTCCTCCGGGGAATGTTCCCTCGCTCCGGCGATGCCTTTGCGGAGATCATAGGTTGCGGCAGGGGTGCAGAGGGCAAAGCAGTCGGCATCCAGATCACGAGGCGAAATCTCCAACATGGGGTGCGCTTCCTTCAGCGTCGCGGTAATATTCTTGGAATCACGGCGGCGGATTGCAAAGGACTGATATGCCTTTGCTGCGAGGAAGGCAGTGTAGGCTTCAGTCTGCGTATCATTGAACAGGGCCTCGGCCTTGGCCTTTGAAGTTGTATCGAGGATTCCCTGAGCGCCGCAGTCCGTCAGGGCTTTCATCGCCTCGTGCATATCCTTCGCGGCTTCCTCCAGTTGGCGGCGGGTAAGCTCATGGGCGACCGCCTGTGCGCCGGGTTCGGTTTCCTTCCAGTAGTACTCCGTGTACCGGATGAAATGCGTCGCCGGTGAATACCGAAGCTCACCGGAGAAATGCTTGGCCAGCACCTCGGCCTGTCCGACGTCGGAGAAATCTTCGGGTTTATAGGAGGTGTCGTTGTTGTAAACCTCCGGTGGAACGTACCCGGCTTGTTGCTGAACTCTGGCATAAAATCTCTGTGCGCTGTGCCAGATAGTCGAGAGTTCGGAATTCTCCAGAGGGGGTATGCATTTCGCAGCCTCGTCGAGGAAGCACTGGTAGGCTTCTTCACTGTCGCCATATTTCTTGATGACCCGTCCGGCGAAACGGGACATGGTTGCGTTACGACTGCCCTCCGGGATCACAAGACTGGTTTGATGGCCTCCGGCCATATTTGCATCAAAATCGTCATCCTCCAGAAACTCTGTCAGATTCATACTGCCGGGAAAGAGCTCAACCTCGACGGTGGCAGTGCCGAAGAAGAAGCGTGCCGCGTCCAGTGCCTTGGTGTCAAAGTACGGGAAGATGGAATTGACCAGCTTTTTCATGTCGCTGTAAGCGGCCGCGTCTGTCATGCGCGTGATCGGAAAAAGAATATGGAACTTCGGCCGGGCGGGCTTCCCATTTTTCTCGCGCATATTGTAGCGGCTGTAATGGACTGCAAAACAGACGTCCGGAAAAGCGGCGGCGACATTAGTCGGCAGAACCCAATCGGCCGGGTCCTCAGAGTGGTCGTTATCACAGTCTACCGGGAGGCAGTCCGCGCCGAGAAAATTGTCGCCACTTCGGTAACTGTTTTTGTACTCGGCGCAGACGTAGTCGTGGCAGACCGCCGCCCGCAGGCTGTTCTCATCCGTAATCTCGGTTTTGTTGGGATAGGAACAATTGCCGGGATTGCCGACGATGTCGGAACTATACAGGGTGAACATCAGTCATGCACCTCCTTCGAACCGTCCTCCAGAACCTTGGTGATAAACTTGAGCGCCGTGATGATTGTTTCAAGCTCACAGTCGCCGCCGAGCGTGACCTCAATGCCCTCACAGCCGAACTTGTCCCTTATTACATGGGCATCCATCTCAGTGGACGCCAGATCTTTAATGCGGAAGTAGGTACGGCTGCCGTGTCCACCGTCGCCACCCTGATAACCATTTGTGCCCGCCTCCACTTCGAGAATATTGGCGCTCACGACCTCGCGCTTGTAAGTAGGAACTTCAATACCACCTATGCGGCGCGTACCTTCAGTGATTGCAAACATATTGTACTTCCTCCAGTTCTTCTGTGAAAAAACGCAGGCGGTAGTTTTTCCACCTGGCTCTTTTGATTTCCGCCGTCATACCGGCTGTGATGTTGTTGCCGAATACCCAGACCTCCGAGCATTTGCTCATAAGGGCGTTTCCGAAGAACAGCCCCAGCTCACGCTCCTGTGGGTCTGTGTCGTTCATGAACTGCGGGAACAGCAAATGCGGCGCAATAGGGATATAGCCGCTGTCAACGGCAAAACGGCTGTAGCTCCGGGCAGCCTTGACGTTCCTGTCGACATCACCGGCATACGGAGAGCAGATGTAAACAATTGGCCGGAACGCCCGGAGTGCGTGTTCCTCTTTTTCAATCAGCGTAAGGGTTTCATAGGCAGTTGGGTCATAGTAACCTTCAGCGTTACGCTTATCGATACTCAATTGGAAGCCTCCTTTCACGACGGGTTTTAGTCCGCCTCTACTTCCCAATGGAGGTCAAAACCCACCTTGGCCGAAAACTTCTCAGTCTTTTTTATAAAAATCCGTCTCATAGCCATCCGCGCGGAGAAGAAGGCCCTTTGCCCACGGCGGGGTTCTACCCATCTGATCGCAGACCGCCTGCAGAGACATATGCGGATCAGCTTCGATGACCAGCTCATCATGGATATGCATAACAATGGAGCAGTTCCGAAGCGTCCGCATGGCATAGCACAGAATATCCCGGCTGGTTGCCTGCACGATATTTTCCACAAATTTTGGACCATAGGAATCGAGTCGTTCCCATTTCTTTGTGCCGCCGACACCTTCGTAGGTGATGCAACTGCCGCCGAATTTGTTCTCGCCGATATGCGGTTTGACGTAGACGAGCTTTCG